GACGTTATTATCGGCAACCATGATACTTCGTTCAAGAACACGAACGAGGTCAACTCTATGAGGGAGCTCTTCGAGCATTCAACTTATGATATCCACTATTATTCTGATCCTACTGCTGTTGACATTGATGGCACCGAAATCGCCGTCCTTCCATGGATCTGCTCAGGCAACTATGAAGAGTCGATGCAATTCATCAACAATACTCAATCGCAGATCCTTTTTGGGCATCTCGAACTCGCAGGGTTCGAAATGTATAAAGGAGCAGTAAATGATCATGGATTTAGCGCTAGCCTTTTTGATAAGTTTGATGTCGTGTGCAGTGGCCATTTCCATCATAAATCCACGCGGGGTAATATCAATTATCTCGGCGCACCCTACGAAATGTCTTGGTCTGATTACGATGATCCAAGGGGCTTTCATATATTTGACACAGATACCCGTGAACTGACATTCGTACAAAACCCGTACAAGATGTTTCAGAAGTGGTTTTATGATGATGCCAAATGGCCTAACTTCGACTACATCAACGGTTTCGACTTCGATGCTGTCAAAGGTAACTACGTCAAGGTCATTGTGAAGAACAAGAACAACCCGTTCTGGTTCGATACATATATCGATAGGTTAGAAAAGGCTGGTGCTCTTGATATTCAGGTGGTCGAAGACAATCTTAATCTTCAATTGGAAGATGACAGTGACATTGTCAATGAAGCGGAAGACACGCTTACAATCCTCACAAAAGTAGTCGATCAGTGGGAAACTCCTGTAGATAAAAAAAGATTGTACAATTTCTTAACAACGCTGTATGGTGAAGCTTTAAGTGTGGAGTAATAATGATTCATTTTAACAAACTCCGTTGGCAGAATCTTTTGTCAACTGGAAATCAAATGACTGAGGTCCAATTGGACCGTAGCAAGTCTACACTCATTCTCGGTGAAAACGGCGCAGGCAAGTCTACGATTTTGGATGCGCTGTCTTATGTCTTGTATGGTAAAGCGTTCCGTAACATCAATAAGCCTCAACTTGTCAATTCGATGACAAATAAGAATCTTTTGGTTGAATGTGAGTTCCTGATAGGTAAAAACGCGTTTCTTGTAAAAAGAGGTATACGACCTAACCTGTTCGAGATATACCAAAATGGTGTACTATTAAATCAAAATAGTTCGAATAAAGATTATCAAGATTACTTTGAGAAGCAGATATTGAAATTAAGTTTCAAATCTTTCAGCCAGATCGTAGTATTAGGCTCTGCAAACTATTTGCCCTTTATGCAGCTCCCAGCTCATGGGCGAAGAGAAGTGATCGAAGATCTTCTGGACATTCAAATCTTCAGTACGATGAACACTCTTCTGAAAGAAAAGGTAATCGAGAATCGTAATGAATTGAATGACACTGATCATAAGATTAACTTGGTCGAGAATAAGATCGAATTGGCAGAGAAGCATATCATATCTCTTCGTACGAACAACGATGAACTCGTCAAGGCCAAGCAAGGCATGATCGATGAACTCGAAGATCGTGTAGCAGAGACTGAAGCTGTTATTCAAACAGTGTCTGATAGCATCTTATCGCTGAGCGAGCAAATCGAAGATCATGATAAGGTATCGAAGCGTAAGATCAAACTAAGGCAAATGGAAACAGATCTCGAGACCAAGATCCGTAAGTTTAAGAAAGAGATCTCATTCTTCCACGATCATGACAATTGCCCGACATGCCGTCAAGGTATCGATCATGGTTTCAAGGAAGAATGGATTAGCAATCGTACCACTAAGACTGGTGAGATTGAAGGTGCCATGGTCGAGATCGAAAGGCAGATGGAAACCATCGAGACTCGTCTGAATGAGATCGCCGATATCAATACACAGATCACATCTCTCAACACTCAGATCACTGGTCATAATGCAGACATTCGTTCTTGGCAGAACTCGATCAAGACACTGAACGCAGAGATTGAATCGATTCGTAACAATACACTTGCTATCGATACGAGCACCGATGATGTTGATACTTTTAAGAATGATTTGAAGAATATCAAGAATCGAAAAGAAGAACTTACACATCATCGTTCGGTTCTTGAAGTTGCAGGTGTTCTACTCAAGGATACTGGTATCAAGACGAAGATCATCAAGCAGTATGTTCCTGTGATGAACAAACTGATAAACAAATATCTTGCAGCGATGGACTTCTTTGTTCAGTTCGAATTGGATGAAAACTTTAATGAAACTATTAAGTCGCGTTACAGAGACGATTTCAGCTATGCCTCTTTCTCCGAGGGAGAAAAAATGCGCATTGATCTTAGCCTTATGTTTACCTGGAGGGCTATTGCTAAGCTTCGCAATTCTGCTTCGACCAACCTTCTCCTCATGGATGAAGTCTTCGACTCGTCGCTTGACGTCGGCGGTACGGAAGAATTCATGAAGATCCTTGAAGGACTTACACAAGACACTAACACTTTTGTGATCTCACATAAAGGTGATCAGCTCTATGACAAGTTTCACAGCGTAATCAAGTTCGAGAAGCATAAGAATTTTAGTAGGATCGCAGCATGAACCAATGGATTGAAGAGAAAGATGGCAAGCAATACTGGTATCAACAATATTCGAAAGCTGAAATGGAACTCCTTCGAAAGTATCATGTAGCCATCAGTAGAATGACAAAACTCAATTTTGATAGGATTGTGAAATGATTAAGGAAATCTTCCATCATACAGCAAATATTCTTCGTGAGGAAATGCCGAAGTTTGACTTCGATAATCCGATCGTGAATCCAGTCGAACTCTATAATGATCTTGCTGAGACGATGATCGATGCAGAAGGCATGGGTCTTTCAGCCAATCAGATTGGTGTTCGTACTCGTATGTTTGTCATGAGAGCAGAGAACGTGATCGGCGTGATTAATCCGAAGATCATCGATGTATCATCTGAGATGGTGACACTCGAAGAAGGCTGCTTAAGCTATCCTAACCTCTTCGTCAAGATCAAGCGGCCGAAGTTTATTAAGGTTCGCTTCACACATCCTGATGGAACGACTGAAACAAAGAAGTTTGATGGCATCACTGCTCGAGTGTTTCAACATGAAATGGACCATCTCAACGGTATTCAATACACAAAGAGAGCGAATATATATCATATGGAACAAGCAAAAAAGTTAGCGGCGAAAATAAACCGAAAAAACGGTGTACTTAAACCGAAAAATGAGTTATCTTTAGAAGTACAACAAATGATGGATTGGTTAAAAGCATGAGTGAAGATTGGGTAAGAGATATTTCTGGTATGCATCGGTATTACGGTGTCAATGAGAAGGTTCAGGACTTTGATGCCGATAAGCTGAAGCAGTTCCTTCGGTTTCGCATGTCGTTCCTCGATGAAGAGCTGACCGAAACAAAGAATGCGGTCAACGCCAATGACGCAGAAGAAATCGTCGATGGTCTGATCGACCTCTGTGTGGTGGCCATCGGTACATTGGATTCGATGGGCATCGATTCGTATGAAGCATGGAATCGTGTTCTGCGCGCAAATCTTCAGAAGCAGGTCGGTGTCAAACCAGAACGGCCGAATCCTCTCGGTCTGCCAGATTTAATCAAGCCTGCTGGTTGGAAGGCGCCATCCCATACTAATAATCATGGATTGCTAGCAAAGCTTAAGTAATGTGGATCATTGACAACTTTTTACCTGACTCTTTGTATCAAGATATTAGATCTTTAATATTAGGTGAAAATATCGATTGGAGTTATTGTCCTGGTGCCACATATATAGATCAACATGACGAATTTTACTTTGTTCATCGAGTAATAGCCCCAAATTATACTTCTTCAACCTTTAAAGATATCAAACCGATACTTTATTTTATGGATGATAAGTTAGGATTTGTAATTGAAAATCTTATAAGAATCAATTGCACTCTTACTACAAATCAAGGCGTACGTAAGCGCACAGCAATGCATGTAGATTTTCCAATCCCACATTATGTTGGTATATACTATATCAATGACAACAACGGTCCGACTGTGGTGGAAGACACTGAAGTTGAATGTGTAGCTAATCGGTTTCTGCTGTTCGATGGTTCGAAGATGCATTCTGGCACTCTGCAGGATGATTGTCATGCCAGAGTCAATATTGTTTTCAATATGCAAGGTTTTTTTCGAAAATAAACATGTACAATTAATCCAATTCTTGGTATAGTGGACCTATAATCAAGAAGGAAATGATAATGACTAATTTCGTGAAAAGCAATTTTGAATACAGCGGTGGATACCTCCACTACAATACTGGTACAGAACGTAAGTTTGTCGCCCGCTTCAAACGTGGCCCAATTACCAAAGCCAAGTTTCAAGCCGCGTTGATCAAGTATTACGATGTAGATGCCTACTTCGCCCGTCTCGCCGGACCTTACAACGCATACGGTGAAGTTCCTTTTCAGATCATGATGAATGACGGTATTATTTGCCGTCATTACAAAACTCGTGAGTTCATCATTGACGGAAAGGCAGTATAATGTATAACGTTGTAGAAACGCTTGGTCAACAAACATTTAATTCCGATGGTGAATACACCCCTCTTATCGAAGGAATTCAAGCAATTATGCCTGAATTCAAAAGAATGTTTAACGAAGAAATCATCTCGTCTTTTCGAGCATTTAAGCGCAAAGATATAGCTGAATATTTTGATTCTTTGCCGAATTCTCAACGATCAGTAGAAATGAGTAAGCAACTCGGCGATTCTATTAATAACTTGTTTGAGGAACTTCTTATTGATTCAGGTCTTAATTTAATTGTTAAACAAGCAGATGGTTATGATTGGGTTTATCAAAATACTCGTCACACTGAAATCGAAGACAAAAATGCAATGACTCAAGATACAAGTAATAACATGTGGGTCGGCAATAGCAATAGCGGCCGTAAAGTCAGCATGCATTTGTTAAAGCGATTTGAGTTGAATGAAAAATATGAAATCGTTGGCGCTCATATTTCTTTAGTAAATTTAGATGATACTACTACTGATTGGAAAAACGGCGCGGGTGGACGTTCTAGTCTTTCATTTACGAAAGATGACATAAACGGTATCATCCCAATTTTTGGCCATTGGGATGGAAAAACTAAAAGACTTTTTCCTCGTTGGGAAAAAATTTGATGTACATATTATGAAAGATGTGATAGATTAAAATTATGACTAAAAATGAAACAATTGTGGTTTTACCACCGGCGCCGAAGCCAATAACTTTTGAATTTACTCAAGATCTTAAAGAATGGCAAGAAGAACTCGCGCAAGGAACATTTAACCAACCTGGCAATACACAGTCTCTTGAACAGAAGCGTAACAATGCATTGTCTGGTGTATTTTTAGAGCACGCGCTCGTACTTCAAGGAGCCATTAAAAATCCTGCAAAGTTTGATAAAACTGATAGATACAGCTATTGCTGGGATGTTGATTGGCACAATCATCTAACAGAAGTTAAACGGTGTGGTATGGATGATCGCACAAATTGGTTTACTTTTTATCCAGAACAAGTTAAAACGATGTGTAATAATTTGGACATCGTTCAGCTATTAATCGTAGGTGACTATAGAATCATGGAAGATAATATGGTCAGTGTTAAGTGGCTTCTTATGAGTAATCCACAAAACTTTAGAGCTAATATGAAGTCATGTAAAATTCGATCTGCAGAAGATATTGAAAAAGGTCGACAACAGTATTATTATAATCACCACGCAAGTAAAACCATTATGATTAAGGATTGTGTAAATGTCTAAAGAACGTGAATCAATTAAAGTCCTCCAAGAATGTGCTGAGATTCAGCTGAAGAAGTCGAAAGACTATCAGAACGAAGCATCACGCATTCGCCAAGCTGACTACTATCCTCGTGGTGTAGCAACCATTACCGATCTCATCTATGCCAAGACTTTGCGTATGCAGTCAGTCATCGAAGCGATGGAAAAAGATCCTACATATACACCTAACTTCGAATCCATTGTAGACTCTGCAATGGATCTAATTAACTATGCGTCGTTCGTTGTGGCGTATTCTCGTGGCAAGATGGATGGTCAAGATCCTAAGCGTGATTTCCTCAATCGTCCCGTGAAAATTGATGGCGCTAACGTTGGAGGCAATCTTGCTTAAAGTACAAGATATCCGTAACCACTTTATCGGCGAACTGATGGATAGCAATTTTGTTACTGACAAAACTGGTGTCAAGACCATCGAGATGATCGGTGCTACCTTCGAAGCTGATGAACCAACCATCTTCGGTGATGTAAATGATGACTACATTCAACGTGAGCTTGAATGGTACGAGTCAATGTCGTTGTATGTTGATGACATACCTGGTGTTACTCCTGCTATTTGGCAGCAAGTCGCTGATCGTGCTGGTAAGATCAACTCGAATTATGGTTGGGCTATCTATCACAAAGATAACGGTTTGCAATATGTTCGTGTCTTCAATGAATTATTACATTTACCAAATAGTCGTCGCGCAGTCATGATCTACACTCGACCTACTATGTGGGAAGATTACAAGCGTGATGGTATGAGCGACTTCATGTGCACTAATACTGTACAGTACATGATTCGTAATGAGCAGCTTGTTGCAATCGTTCAGATGCGTTCGAATGATGTTGTCTTCGGTTATCGTAACGACTATGCATGGCAAAAGCATGTTGCTGATACTTTGACAGCAGACTTAGGACTAACAAAAGAACCAAAAATTATTTGGCATGTTGGTAGTCTTCACGTATACGAAAGACACTTTGATAAGGTAAAGTAATGGAATTAACCCAGTATTATGACGAGTATATCCGATATTTTCATCTAGCAAAAGATCAGCAAGCCAAGTGTAATCTCGGTTCTGTTCCATATCTCGAATCAAATATGAACGACGACCTCTTAGAGAACGTAGAGCTCTATGACGTCGTCGAACGTAAGTTTGCGGGTTTCTCACAAATCGTCAATGACGTGTTTTATGGTTGGACTCCTGAACATCCGTACTGGGACAAGATGGAAAAAGGCCATCATACATATCAAAGGAAAACGATTGCAACCGACTGGACTGGCAAACACGCTGACTTCAAGCTTGCCGAATGGCTCTACGTCTTCCTTCTCCATCGTGTAACTGGTTCTGGTATCAACTACTCGGTGAAACCTTCGGGCTATTCGAATACGGTTCTTCCACATCTCTACAAGTTTAAAACTATCGAAGAGATGACACGGTTCATCAACGTTTATCCATATCCGTTCTATACCTCGGTAGGTTATCAGTTTCCTTCATTTCCAAAGCCAGCTGCTGGTTACAAGAGAGGTGGAGACTATTACCTTTCTGAGTATGCACCGCGTCTTTGCCGAGAAATGGCAGAGTGGCTCGAAGGCAACAACTCCAAGAAAGATCTTCGCGAAATCGGAGAATGGATGTTTGATTGGAATACCAAGAATGGACTTCGTGTTTATCGATTCCAGTATGCGGCATTCGTAGCAGACATCGCCGATTGGTATCCGCAATATGTCAATCTTGAAAGTCCATTTTATTATGGCACGAATGCAGTCGAGTGTATCTCGTATCTTGCTAACAACACTGGTAAGTTGCAAAAAGAAAAGTTCCTCGACAAGGTAATGGAGAAGATCTATGCAGACACAGGTGCGTTCCCCTACAATGCGGAAGATGTATGTTGCGACTTTATCCGATGGGTCGAGAACTATGTTAAGCCAGGATCGGGATACAACCATCTTGATTTCGACTCCGTCTGGTCATCCTGCAAAATTAAGGATCACCCGTATGGGCGCCAACGTGCGATGCTGGATCTGGGCCTCGTAAGAACTTTTAACGGCATGACAAATCATCCATCAGACGATACTATCCTCAAGCAAGCAGGCATGAGTGTAGCAGAATATAAGGCTAAAGTCCATGAACTTGTTAACTGAATTGCTGGGTGAACATGAGTTTGATATTCAGTATCCTAATATTGCCGAAGTCGAGTATGACGACAAAGGTAAACCTAAACAATCATGGATGAAAGATTGGACTCAAGAGGAGAGGACTGAAAAGTTCTTTGAGTTCTGTCGAGAGTATGACTTACGTCGCGACTCGCTTCTTCGTGACAACTATCAGCAGTTTAGTCATCGCCTACACTGGCACGAGTGTCCGTTCGTTGACGAGATGAAAGAAGTCGACGATCCTCGAACTGTGCTTGAAGCTTGTCTCATCTTCTCGTTTAGTAATGAACACTGGAAGACTTTCAGAGCATGGAGATCTGGAGGTCCCGAAGCCATGCGTACTCGATTTATGACTGAACGGCATGCTCGATCAGATCTTTTTCAAATCTATTATCCAAAGGATACGAGTGTAAAAGATTGGTTGTGCGATGTGCCGAATGATTTTGCTCACATACATGCTGATCAAATCTTTGCTTCTCGTAATCGTCCTTATACGATGATGGAGTTTGCCAAGAAGTTGAACGAGATCTTTGTGAAGGAGTATGGATTTCGTAATGCCATGTATCCTTGCAAGAATGCGGCTCGACATGTTGCCATGAGCCATCCTGAATGGGTGGATCCTGACTCGTTTCTTCATGGCGGTACAGGTTACTTCGATGGTCTGAGTCAGGTGTTCGACTGTCCGAACCTCATGAGCAAGAGTAAGTACGAGATCAACGAGTTCGGTGACTATGTTCCTCTGAACGATGCAGCGAAAATGCAAGTCGAGCATATGGATTATCTGAAGGCACATCCTTCCAATCCAATTCATACGCACAACTATCTCAATCTTGAAGACAAGTTGTGCATGCATTATAAGTATATGGCAGTCAAGTTTGGCGTGAAGTCACAGACGATGCAAATCCCATATGATTGGGTATATCCCATTGAATGGTCTCTTCGGACTAATAATTATGATAGGCTAACGAATGGCGCATAACAAACATGTTATCGACGGAGTCAACAAAGACGTAGGCTTGTACGGATGGGAACAAGCCAGAGAATATTACCTCAACCTTGCAGAGACATGGACTGATCCCTATCCTGATCCAGTCGTAACAATACACGATGGCATTCGATGCGTACGAGACGATTTGATTACAGGAACGAAGGTTCGCGGCGGCGATTGTCTACTCTCAAGAATCAATCAGTCGACTATCGTGTATGTCCAACCTCGTACTGGTCTCGCTGGTGTCTCGCTTCTCGATGTAGCAAAACGCCACAATAAGAAGGTAAAGTTGTTCATGCCTTCATCACAAACCATCTCTCATCATCAGGCATGTTGCATCGAGCAAGGAGCAGAAGCTTCGTTCCATCGTATCGCTGCGATGCCAAATCTGAACAAGATCGCCAAAGATTGGGCAGATTCTCAAGAAGATGCCTTCTTCGTTCCTCTTGGGCTGAAGCATGAACTCGTCACTGCTGGTATCGTGAAGGCTGCATCAAAGATCGAAGCACCTGACGAAGTGTACGTAGCCATCTCGACAGGTGTTTTGTCACGAGCAATGCAGATCGCATGGCCAAATGCCAAGTTCCATTCGGTTGCAGTGTCTCGTAACCTGAAAGCTGGCGAACTCGGTCGAGCCGAAGTCATCTCTGAGCCGATGCCATTTCAACAGAGCGAGAAGGCAGAGAACCTTCCACCTTTCCCTTGCATAGATACTTACGACGGCAAGGTTTGGAAATACATTCCAAAAAATACTGGTAAGAACATCTTGTTCTGGAATGTCGGCAAAGAGCCAGTACTTAATGATCCTACGATATATGATCGCGTAAATAGTTACCGCGACTGGCTAAAAAATGATGTACAATATAGGCAACTTGATATATAAGGGATAATATGAACATCTTAGTTACATCCCCATTCACTCCCGTCTCTTCGAATATTCACTCACATAGAGCAGCACAAGCTGCCATCTATGCTGAGCAGTTAAGCGTTGAGTTCGGTAACGTTCACCTCGATCGTACTGGTGATATTCATCCAGATCCAGAATCGTTTAATCGAGTCTATGCCTATCATGGCAATGATTGGTTTGGTTCTTTGAATCTCTTCGGAGGGATGAAGAATTATGGAAACATCGATAAGCTGATTCGATACTCGAAGCTGAAAGCTCCTATCTACTCGTTGTGGATCGATCATCCGAAATACAGCGAGATGTTAAAGCCTCGGCTCGATGGTGATATTCATCCTGATTGGCATCTCGTTGATTGGGAAAATCTAAAGAAGCTTGAAGATACTGCCATTACAGTAAAGGAGATAGAAGTTGTCAATAGAGTTGTTGCAGGTGATAGCCATGCTATTTGCATGTATCGCCCCGGTTGGTTTGTCAATTCTGTTCCTTTTAAAACTCTCCACGGAGCACTCAAAGAAGGATTGAGTTCTTTCATTAATCCTGAACATGAGATCGCAGAGTTCTACTTCGGTAACATCGACGTACGTCATCATCTTTGCCGTCAACCAAATCCTGAACAAGCAACACGAGATTTGGCGAATAGATACTATGAACAACTCTCTCAGCTCGATCTTGCAAAGGTCTATGCATACGAGTTGCTTCCTATCGAGCATGAATCGCGAGTCCTTCCAAAAACGGGTTACTACAAAGGCACACCATTCTACGGATCATGGGATCAACGCAACACAGCCCGTCTCGTCTTTAAAGATGAGATGAGAAAGCTATGTGCTCAAGGCAGTGTCAACCTCATTGAATGGGTTGATCCGCTTCTGAATGAGAGGGGTGAGCTCGACTTTGAATGCATGGAGAAACCGAAGTCAGTACATCTTTCTCGCAACTCTTACCCACATTGGCAAGGCCGCAAGTGGTCTGGTCTATCTGAAAACAAACCCGCAACTCTAGAGGATTTCTTTGCATGAAAACTAGTAAGTATATAATGAATGAAAATGATGATAATACAGTATCTATCGCTAAGAAAGGTCCAACTGGTGGACCACAGCTCGAAAGTATGGCAGGATTAAATGGTCCTCCAGGTATGTACGTTGAGAATCCTTCGGGCACGCACGCGAATTTTATTCCAGGAATTACAGCGAAGCATCTCAGTGTGTATAAATACAATGAAGGCGAATCAATCAAAGAAATTCAGTCTTACATCGATGCTACTTACGAACAGCATTATTCCCGAAATAAATTTCAAGCAACGGAATTCATCATTGATGCTGGTCATGGGACTGGTTTCAATATCGGGAATATGATGAAGTACACTCAACGATACGGTCGTAAGGGTGATCCCGCCGAATGGCGAAAGGACCTGATGAAGGTTATCCACTACGCAATTATGCAACTCCACGTTCATGATACTGAAAATAAGGATTAATTATGGGTATTGAAATTAATGTTCCAATGGAAGAGCTCAGAAAGCGCAAGCTCTTCATCGCCGCACCAATGTATGGCGGTCAATGCGCAGGTATGTTTACACGTTCGATTGCAGATCTCTCTGCACTCTGCACACACTACGGAATCCAAGTCAGATTCTACTTCTTGTTTAACGAGTCTCTGATTACTCGAGCACGCAACTACTGCGCCGATGAGTTCATGCGTTCAGGCGATACACACTTGATGTTCATCGACTCTGATATTGGATTCAATCCGAATGACGTGATCGCGCTACTTGCTCTACAAAATCCTGATCCATCAGTAGATAACTACGACATCATCGCTGGTCCATATCCTAAGAAGTGCATCAGTTGGGAAAAGATTAAGCTTGCTGTCGATAAGGGCATGGCTGACGAAAATCCAAACGATCTTGAAAAGTTTGTTGGTGATTACGTCTTCAATCCAACAGGTGAAACCCGAGAGATTGCTCTTGGTCAACCAGTCGAAGTACTTGAATCCGGAACTGGATTCATGATGATTCGCCGCCAAACTTTTGAGAAATTTCAAGAAGCTTATCCTCAGCAGTTCTACAAACCTGATCACGTTCGTACAGAACACTTCGATGGTAGTCGTGAAATCATGGCTTACTTTGATACGCCGATCGATCATAAGCGTACGAACATCAATGCCGAGCTTGAAGAATACTTGAAAAAGAATCCAAAAGCAAAAGCAAAAGAGATTGTAGACTTTGTGAAAGATCCGAACAATGGTTTGATCAAAGATTACTCGAAGCGCTACCTCTCTGAAGATTACATGTTCTGTCAGTGGGTTCGCAATGCTGGTATGCATGTATGGCTTTGCCCATGGATGGAACTGAAGCACGTTGGTTCGTATGTCTTTGGTGGTTCTCTACCAGATATTGCACGTATCGGTGCAGCTGCAACTGCAGATCCTTCTGCACTCGGTAAAAACAAATAATGGTGTACAATTAATACAATCGTTGGTATATTGAATATTCCGAACATATGGAGATTTATTATGAAATTAGATAATGATACGTTGCAAGTACTCAAGAACTTCTCGGCTATTAACAAGAACATTATGTTCAAGCCTGGAAATGTGATTCGTACTATTTCGAGTACAAAATCTGTTCTTGCAAAAGCAACAATTAAACAAGACTTCGAGAAAGGTTTTGCCGTATATGACCTCTCACGGTTTATCGGCACTCTCTCCTTGTTTAATGATCCTGAGATTGAAATCAAGGATTCGTACGTCGAACTCATCGAAGGCAACAATCGATTTCAGTACGCTGTCACTGATCCTTCGCTGATCATCGTTCCACCAGATCGCGAGATTGAATTGCCAAATCCTGAAGTCAACTGTTTGATTTCTGAAGAAGCACTCAATAGAGTGATGAAGGCGTTGGCAGTTTCTCAGTTGCCTGAGATTGCCATCGTCGGTAAGAACGGTAAGATCTTGCTTCAAGCAGTCGATACACGTGGAACTAGCAACGATTCGTTTAGTATCGAAGTTGGTGAAACTGAAGCTCGCTTCCGCATGGTATTCCGTTCGGATTGCATGAAGTTGATTCCAGGTTCTTACGACGTATCAATCTCTTCCAAGGGCCTTAGCCACTGGAAAGGTGCAACAGTAGAATACTGGATTGCTGTTGAATCCAACTCGGCTTTCGAGGCTTGATTATAATGGGCGGTGTTTCGGCATCGCCCACTTTTTGTGACGGAGATATATTATGCTTGAAGATTTTTTGTGGGTAGAGAAGTATCGCCCAAAGACCGTGTCCGACACTATCCTGACTGACGAACTGAAGAAGACATTTCAACAGTTCGTAGATCAGAAAAACATTCCTAACCTCATTCTCTCTGGTACCGCAGGTGTTGGTAAGACAACTGTGGCAAAAGCCATGTGTGAAGAACTACAATGTGACTACATCGTTATCAACGGTTCGATGAATGGCAACATCGACATGCTGCGTAACGACATCTCTCAGTTTGCTAGCTCTGTGTCCCTGATGGGTGGCAGAAAGATGGTTATCCTCGATGAGGCCGACTATCTCAACCCTCAGTCCACTCAGCCAGCTCTACGTAACTTTATGGAGGAATTCAGTGCAAACTGTGGATTCATTCTTACTTGTAATTTTGTCGATCGGATTATTGAGCCGCTCCATTCTCGATGCTCGGTTATCAAATTTAAGATTCCTAAGTCGGAACTCCCATCTCTTGCCAAACAATTTATGCAAAGAGTATGTGGAATCCTCGAGACTGAATCGGTTTCTTATGAAAAAGCGGTCGTTGCTGAAGTCATCAAGACACACTTTCCAGATTGGCGACGTGTTATTAATGAGCTCCAACGTTATAGTGCTACTGGCGGGATTGACACTGGGATTCTTAGGAATTTCTCGGATTCTGCTCTTGCCAAGCTGATTGGTTATATGAAGGACAAGAACTTCACAGCCGTACGTAAGTGGCTTGGAGAGTCTGACATCGAACCAACAGAATTCTTTCGTGCCTTCTTCGATAAGGCCGAAGATTATATCGGTAAAGGTAGCATGCCTCAACTCGTACTCCATCTTGCAAAGTATCAGTATCAGAATGCATTCGCCGCTGATCCTGAGATTAATCTAATGGCATGTCTCACAGAAATTATGGCCGACTGTGAGTTCTTGTGATCTGGTTCAATCGAAATAAAACATGTGCCGTCTGTGAAGATAAGTATCTGAAGAGCGTGCCATTTCATGAAGTACAAGTAAATACTGATGATGGCATGATTTCTCTTGAGATTTGTGATAAATGCGCAGACTTCTTTGATAAGTCTGCAGATGTGATTATGAAAGGCCGTAAAGATGAAACCGTTCGACTTCGTGACATCGATCAACTCGACCAAGAAGAACCTGATGAAAGGTACGGAGAATGATACCCTTGCCGAGAAGACGTACAGTCCTTGGCTAACAAATAGATCCTTATCTTACTTCGCCGATTCCATTCATGCCGCCAACATGATGAACTGCAACCACCACCTCGACAACAAACTCCAATATTCTTTTTTGATAAATATCATACGACCTAGCAAACGCTTTGCGAAGTGGGTGAAAAAAGAAAAGGATGGAGATCTCGAAGCGGTTGCAGAGTATTACGGTTATAACCGCCGTGCTGCCAAGGCAGCTCTTGATATCCTCTCCTCTGAACATATAAAAATAATAAAGAAAAAGATTCAGAAGGGTGAAACATGAATATTTTAGAAACTTTAGTTGAAGTGAGGCTTGGAGAAGAAGACGATTTCTTAAAAGTTCGCGAGACTTTGACTCGTATCGGCGTAGCTTCTCGTAAGGACAAGACTCTTTATCAGTCTTGCCATATCTTACACAAACAAGGCAAATATTATATCGTCCACTTTAAAGAGCTCTTTGCTCTTGACGGTAAGCCATCAGATTTTTCTGAAGAAGATAAAGGTCGTCGAAATACAATTACCAAACTTCTCTCCGACTGGGGATTGATTGCGATTGTTGATCCGGATAATATCGTTGATCCTCTGACACCACTCAATCAGATTAAGATCCTTCCATTCAAAGAAAAAAATGAATGGAGTCTTGTGACGAAATATAATATTGGTCGCAAAAAATAAGTTATTGATTTAAATCGAAACTAAAACGCACTTGGATGATTCTGAGTGCGTTTTTTTGTGTACATTATTGTCAAAACATTGTATCCTAGGTATATGATGATGAAAAGGAAAAATGATATGCTTACTCTTCGTGATATTGATGTTGCAACCAACTCAAAAGACGGTTCGATTTATTCCGACCTCTATAAAGAAGTATACGGATGCCGCCCTTATAATCCTACCTTTGAGTCGGTCGAAGCATTTGATGCTGACTTCGAAGCGCTCTCGCGTTTGCTTGATAAGGAAATCGAGAGTGAAGCTGAGTATCAACAGATCTACTTCGACAAGTTTGTTGCTCGCGTTGAAGAGACGATGCAAATCGTTCAAGGTACAACTCGCGAGCGCGCGATCGAGATCATCGCCGAAGCCGAAGGCATTCGTCAGCGCGAGTTCGATTTCTATGGCCTCGAGATTCTTGAGCATGAACTTAATCTTAAGTTTGGTTCAATCTCCAAGTGGTTATCAGAGTAAAATACCGGTGTACAATAATGCCAAACTGTGGTAGAATGATATTATCAGTTGAAAAGGAATATATTATGACTCTTACCATTGAACAAATCGAATCCACTTACGCCGTACCTGCCGACGCGACGCGTCAAAACTATTATCCCGTACGTGCCTATTGGGTACCGATTGAACTTCGCGAACAAGTTTTGGCCGCCTATCGCGAAACCAATACTCGTGTCCGTCTTCGCTATCGCGGCCCACGTTCTATTGCAATCGGCCGCGAAATGACTCGTAACGATAAGACTACTTATCTTCGTTCGCGCCATCGTGCGATGCAAGATTGTTTGATTGCCGACGCAACTCATTTTACTGTTTACGACTATACATCGCGATAAGTTGAATATATATTATTAGGAGATTATTTTATGAACGTCGAACTTTTTGCATTTCCTACAATGGAAAATCCGAAGGCGGTCGAAGATACATTTTGCGATCTTCTGAACGCGAAGCGTCGTGGAGAATCGATTCCTGTCGAAGCGCTCGATTGGATGGACACCGCGAATAACTGGTTATTGGAGTCGAAGTAATGCCGAATGAAAATAAAGGTGGAACGTTTGCTCCTGCAGATATGGATTTGTTGAAGCGTGCTCTTCGTTATTATAAAGATATGCTTGTGAGTACCGAAGAGAGCGAACGAAATGCTTCAATCGAACTCATGAAGGTGGCTAACCTTCTTCATCGAATAGGTCGTATTGCATAAAAGTTAAAGGTCCCGTAGCTCAGCTGGATAGAGCACGAGCCTTCTAAGCTTGGGGCCGCAGGTTCGAATCCTGCCGGGATCACCATTTTGTTGTGTACATTATTTCATTTCTGATGTAAGATGAATCTATAATCAGAAAGGAAACGAAGATGCTCAATTACACTCTCACCATTCGCAACGCTAAAACCAACAAGGTTCTTCGTAAGATTGAGTATAAGAACCACAGCGGTCATGCTATGATGGATGAATGCTTCTACTGGAGGCAGCATTATCGGAAGAAAGGAATTGAGGCGATCACCGAATGGTAAGGGGGGCATAGTCCAACGGCAGAGACAAAGGACTTAAAATCCTTCCAGTGTGAGTTCGAGTCTCACTGCCCCTACCATTTATTTTTATTTCGATGCGTTTTTTAGTGTACATTTTATCAAAACTTTGGTAGTATGAATAATAAGCTAAAGGAAATGGTTATGATGACATATGACGAAATTGTTGCTGACGTTGAAAAACTAATGCGCAAAGCCTGCGAAGAAGCAGCTGCTGATTATGATGAATTTGTAATGAAATTAAACGATGTATTTGATGCTCGGTTTGAAATTGTGGAGATGTGATATGGAAGTTTTTGCATTATTAGGTGGTTGGGAATACGAAGGTTCTACTTTGTTGGGTGTGTACGCTTCTGAAGAAGAACTTCGCTCTGCTCATGATGAGTATACTCGTGACGGTGATCGTTTCATCGATTTTTACTTCATCGAGCGTCGAGTACTTGGCGCTCCTATCGATCATGAACCAGATCGGATCTACATCTAAAAGAAAGAATATTATTATGCAAGTTTATGTCGTGAATAATGAATCTCCTGAAGGAGATCACTCGATTATGGTCGGAATCTACTCGTCTGAAGAGAAAGCGAGCGAGATGATCAACTTCTTGGAACGCGAGACTCCTGGTTGGTATCCTACCTACTCAGCTGAGGACGTCGATCCAGAAGAACCAATGTATTAAAGTTTAACGGACACTTAGCTCAGTAGGTAGAGCAACGGGCTTTTAACCTGTAGGTCCCGGGTTCGAGCCCCGGAGTGTCCACCAATTTGAAAGAGTATATTATGAAATACGAAGATTGGATTTTACTTCCATTGCCAGAGTCCCCTCTCGTACCGAACAAAAAGTACAGAGGTAGTAAAGTGACTTGGTCCAGTGGTGCAGTAGCATACTATTGGGTAATGTACCAATTTTAATTTTATGGACCATTAGCTCAGTTGGTAGAGCGCGGGACTCTTAATCCTTAGGTCGTAGGTTCGAATCCTACATGGTCTACCATTTTTTGGGTCGGTAAAGCTAGTGGCTCTGGCAGTGAGACTGTAAATCTCATCCGTTTGCGGGGGAGGATCGATACCTCACTGGCCCACCAAACAAAGGATAAATTATGCCAGGATCTGTAGGGCTATTTGATAAGTTACTTGTTGAGCATATTACTCAAATCAAGCCGCATACTATTTTAGATGTCGGCTGTGGTTCTGGTAACTATAGGCATATGAAAGCTGTTGCTCCTCTTGGTGCAACAATTGAAGCTATCGAGCCGACTGAAAGATACTGGACCAAGTTTGATCTAGAGAACAAGTATGATGTTCTTCATAAGATGACTGTGCAGGATTTTACTAAAACAGATGCTAAGATGTACGATCTTGTTATTTGTTTTGATATCCTTGAACATCTTTATCTAAGTGAAGCTTC